TTCCTTTTTCAATTCCAACAGCAACAGGTTCATATTGAACAACAGCCCTCATTATCTGAGCGCAAGTTTCTTGAATATCCCACCTACCATGCAAAATATCTGCAACCCACCAACCACCTTCGTGCACTTTAACAACAGCTATAGCCGTTTCATCCAGCTTTTTATTCTTATTCCCTGATTCTCTATCAACATTAATAAAACCAGCCAAGTCAACAGTAATGAAAAAACGACCTTCAATAGGTTCTTCTTCATCTATCTTTATCCATTCTTCTTTAAATAAGTCACGGCTTGCTGCTTCAAACGATGCCATGAACTCTTGGCGGAACGCAAAAGATGACATACTTTGTTTAGCATTGTCAAACTCTTTTGCTGGAATAAGGGGATTATCATAGGAAGTAAAATGAAACGCTTTCCACTCATCATCTCTCTCACTTTCCGCATATTTAAATAATTCGTAAAAATGGTTTCTACCTTTAGGTGTCCCGATAAACACCGCACCACCCTGAACGTCTGACAAGGCTGGGCGTAAAATCTGTTCCCAAACATTTGGCTTTAAGTCAGCATACTCATCAATTACAAGAAACGCTAAACCCACACCCCGTAGAGTGTCAGGTCTATCTGCACCCTTTAGGTAAATTTTACGACCATTGACAAGAGTAAGGACAGAGGTATTCTCATGTGCCGAGGCAATGACATCATGCCCAATCTCTTTTAACAATCCCCACAAGATGTCTTTTGCTTGTTGGTAAGTTGGCGCAACATAGAATACATCCTTCTCTGTCGACTTCAGGGCTTCAATAATAAGGAGCCAAGCGGCTAACCTACTTTTACCAAACCGCCTACCAGCAGCTAAAATCTTGAAACGGTGGTTGTCATTAAATACTTCTAGTTGCTTCTCGTGAAGCTTGACATTTAAATCTGCCATTAATAAGAACCATCATACGAATCTAATTTTGCCTTACCTGAATCTACTATTTTCTTAGCTTCTGCCATCATCTCAGGAAGCGTCTTTACTCGTAACCCTAATTCCACACCCAATCTATTATTATATAAATCCATAGCCTTTTGGTCAGCAGGTTGGAATGGTGTCCCTACAAAAGGTAATTGAGATTCGTGCATATTACCAAGCATATTGGCTGTAGGTTCTCCATATTGATTGGCTGTCATTGCTTGCCATAAGATATGTCTATAAGCATCTCGTTCTTTATTTGCTTGTTCTTTATTTGGATAAACGCTTTTAGCATTATTATGGGCAAAATCAGATATTTCTAATTTAGAATATTTTGGCATTGTTGCCACACCATAAGGGATGAAATCACCTGCTGCCATTAAAAGTTAAAACCACCAGTTAATCTAAATTCATAACCTTTAGGTGTTAAATTACCCGTAGCATCTATAAACCCATTATCAAAGAGTTCTTTGCGAATCTGTGCTTGAACAGCAGGGGTTTTTGTATAACCATCATAGTTAATACCAAAACTAGCATCCATTGACTTATCTACCATTGGTATATCAAAAGATGTATCTAAAGATTTATCAGTAGCGTTCACTTGAAACCCATCTCCCATATAACTTCCTCTAATACCATTAGGTCTTGCTTCTACATTAAAATTATCACCACCATATCGGTAGTACATATCTTTAGGTGAGTTTAAACCTTTTGAATATCCAACAGTTCCAACAGGAGTGGCATAATTAACATCACCAATCAAAGCACCACGATTAGCATCTGCCATAGCATTTAGGTTTAAATTACCGATAGATTTATTATAAGACCAATTAGTAGGTCTATTAACAACACCAAATGCAGTAAAATCCCCAGCAGCCACTATTCGTCATCCTCTACTATTTCTGCGTCTTGAACATCATCGTTGTCGTAGGTGGAGGTTTCCACTTGACCAATCCCCGTGATGGATATATTAATTTGATTACCCTTACCACTAGCTTTAGATAAATAATCAGCAGGGATTATTCGGTCAGCCACCAACTTAAGACACGCCATTTGGTCAGCGTCGCCATCTGTTAGGGCTTTGTCCAATATCTTTTGGATTACCGCTTTACCCTTGCTGTTTAATAAACCAGCTAATATTTCTTGGTGTCTTGCTTTCTTACTAACGGGTAGTATGCGAGAAGCATCTCGTTTAGCATTAATAGGGGTTTTAGGGATAGGTTTAAGTCCCATCTCTTGCCGCTTGTAATTCTCACGAACTAAAGCAGGGCGACCAGCACCTATTCGTTTACCACCCTTTTTCTTTTTCTCAACAACAGGAGCATCAACTGCTGAAGCAAGTTCAGCGACTTGCGCCTCTTGAACAAGGATATTTATATTTGGTTTTGGGTTCATTAAGAATTATCCATTTGTTAATACTCTAATTATACCATATCATTTATCTTTTGTCAATAACAAGTAGTATTTATTATTAGAATATTATGTTCTTGACTTTTATTTAAAACTATGTTACCCTAAATACTATATAGTACTAATTAGTTACTTAGTTATTATTTATATATATATTAATAATATATTATATTAATATTATTATATATATTTAATATATACTATTGTCCTACGGAAGTGAAATGCGGCAGCATGAACCGAAGTTGTCAATACCTCCTGTTTAAAGCTCTATAGCTTGTTATTGTTTTCAAGTGATATGTTGGTATCAATAAACAATTATCTCTTGTTCTAGACCCCTCTACGTTCGTCCTAGATACCTTTCTTGTTCTATGTAGATAGTGTTATCTGTCCTGCTTCCCTAATTTACCTTTTTTGTGGTCGCTGTGATACCTATAAATATTTATAAAATAATAAAACATACCCCCCCCCTGTCAATCTAACTATGCAACTATATAACGATATAGTTATGTAGATATTACAAAGTATTTATTAAATTATGTAAATTTTACATATTGTGCAAAGTATGGTTGTGTTGTGGTGCCATAACCTTAGCTAAATTTATTTAATTATCCAGTTCAACATTGAACAATAAAGACTGCACAATTTATTTATATATAATTGTTTTAATATAACTATTTATTATTTGACAAACGATTATTATTAAGTTATTTGCGTGCGTTCTTATTTAATATATTTGTATATTATTATTGATAAATAAAACTTATGGATAATCTATTATTGATTAAAACAAATGTTTAAATAATGCTTGCATTGATTATTTAATAATGTATAGTGAAGCCATACAGCAATCACGCTGTAATTCAGACAAGGGGTTTAAGATGATTGTATTCAATAACAAACAATATGCTAAGAATGAAGCAGAATTTACAGATAGCTTATTCACTAGTGGCGGCACTTGCAACGGCTTTTATAAACGCACTAAGAACGGTTACCGCTTGTTTAATATCCAAAACGAACTGATAGCATTTGTGCGCTGCGCTAAAGAGCCAATGCTTATGAGTGCAACTTATAAATTATTAAACAATAAAAACAAAATATGGTATTCTTACACCGACACTCAAACAGAAAAATATTTAGGCATAACAGATTTAAAGAATGATTTTGAAGCCGTGGCTAATTTTGTAAAAAATAATTGGGATAATTAAGGGGAGAAATCATGTGGAAAATTAAACAATTTAAAACACAAGCGGAATTATCTAGATGGGTTCAACGCAATTATGGCAAATATCAGTTTGTAGATTTATTTATAAATAACGCTTATGGTGTAGAATACAGACCGTTAAGAAAAATATACTAGAATTATCTTTTAGCCCTTGTTTATAGCGAGGGTTAAGGGGCTAATTTTAGCCAATTTATAAACATAACGGGCTTGCCCCGTTTCAGAAAAGGTAAACAAAATGGTTATTATTAAAACTAAATATTTAAGCGCAACAAACACTAAAGGTTCACGCATTAAAGCGAGTGCTAACGGCTTTACAGTCACAATAGGCTATGATTATGCTTTAAGCTATGAAGCTGTGCATTATAAGGCTGTGCAAGCGTTAGTAGCCAAACATTCCCTTGATTGGGACATATCGAACATGGGTTACGGTTCAGACGATAGCGGCTACTATTTCACATTCAATCATTCTGTAATGGGGGCTTAATCATGGGTAACTTATATCGCAACAAATACCAAGTAAAAACTAGTGATGGCTTGCACAATACCCTAATGACTATATGGGCTATTAGTGCGAAAGATGCTGAAAGGATTGCACTGGATTTACCTTCAGATTATGGCTTAATTACTTTATTTGCTAAAGCCGAAAGGGTTTAATTATGACTTACTTAAATCAACAGCTAGAAAAACTTGCACTCACGCAAGGCGAAAATTACCTATCTTTGCGGATAACATCCACCGCAGGGGCGACAAATTGGCTAACCTTAACCAATGAACAGCTAGAACAGATTTTTAACATATTAAAACAAGGGGAAGAATAATGGGCTACCGTAGCGAAGTGAAAAGTTTAATTTATGGCTCTTACGATGAGATGGCGAAATTTAAAGCCGACAATGCGGAATTGTGCGAACAATTAGCAGAGGATTTTGGCAACGACATCGAACAACTAAATAATGGGATTTATGAAATAATCTATTTAGATTTATCTTATAGTAAGTGGTATGACAGTTACAGCGAGGTTATAAGATGGGGCAACCTATTATCCCTTGCTAATGAAGCGGAACTAATGACCGAGTTTGTGCGTATTGGTGAGGAAGCTGGGGACATCGAGCAAGAATACTCGCAGACCGATTGCGAATACTATCTTGAAACAGTATGCACGATTAACGCTAATTTTTAAGGGGTAGAATATGGCTTTATATCTAGTAACATCAAGGCAGACAGTTTACGAACAAACCAAAGTAGAAGCAGACAGCGAACAGCAAGCCATAGAACTGGCTTTTGAGAATTGTAGCGACTTGGAGTGGGATATTAGCGACGCTGGGGACTTTGAGTGCTTTAGCGCAATTAAATTAGAGGTGGAAAATGCCTAAATTTAGAATATATGCTAAAGCCGTTACATATTATGTCGCAGAAGTGGAAGTGGAAAATGTGGAGGATATCGTTTTCGATGATATAGATAATGACGATTTCGAGGAAATGGACGAAATTACTTGGGAAATCGACGAAATAGTGGAGGTTAAAAATGCTTGAACAATTAAATATAATTGCTAGGCTTTTAAATGTTGCCTATGCTGAATTATTAAGGGATAATCCCGATTTAGACACTATTTTAGGGCATATTGCTGAAGCAAAAGCAATCGCAGAGGGGTCTTAAAATGCAAGACCATATAAATTATAAGATTACAACCAAAATCAATAATTGGTTTGCTAATGATAACGAGGTTTGGGACTATGACAGCACTTACTATAAGCCAGCGGACACGACTTTTTATTGCAATCACTGTCAGACGCATAAAAGCATTAAACTGCAGAAGGTAACATTCGACAGCTTAAATCGTAAGCTAGTGAGGTGCACCTCTTGTGCAAGTAAAATAACCAAACCTATTAAACCTAAAGGGGTTAAAAAATGTTAGATAATTTTAAAAATCAATATGAGGAATTACAACAATGGTTTGATGACAACACCGAAACAGAGGGGCATGAGGCTGATTACCCTCAATTTATGGAAATGAATATACTATTAAGTAAAATACAGGAGTTAGAAAAATGAAACACCCATATAAACACGCAAGCGATGTGTCACATTATAAGTTTATCTCTTTGCATGGGACAGATAGAAACTGTTTAAACGATGTTGATTGGGATTATAAGCGAGAAAAACAACCCTTGTTTGGGCAGTTTGTGGACACTTTAGCCTTTATAGGGGCGACTTGCTTACTGGCTGTGGTTATCCTATTACTTTCTTATTAAAACAAGCGAGAGGTGCCTTAAAATGTATTACATCATCAATAAAAGCGGTAAGCGACTATCACAATTCGTGCCGAATGATATAAAACCAAAACTCTTGTTTAGAAATAATGATTATTATTCTTATGCCACAAGTAACGAAGCAATACACCATTTAGAATATATAAACACGCATGGAGTGGGCAAAAACCTATCAATAGTTAAAGGGGCGGATTATGTCTTATTGTAATGATACAAACGAGCAATTATGCCGTGAGGTGCAGCGTTTAAACATCACGGACGACTTAACAAACGAAATTTTATTAAGGCTAATGGATTTAGACGAAATTTTATTTAAATTTGACTTAACCCCAAATACCTTATATGCTGAACTGCTTAAAATTCAACAAGTGAGGGAAATTATATGGGATTAACTAAAGTTTACACAATTTGGGAGTGCGACGATAAAACCGACGATTGGACTAGATGGAGTATGCCTAAAACCTATTGGGCTAGTAAAAAAGAAGCGGAAAACTTTTTGCTTGAGTATTGGAAAGATTTAGACTTAGGGCAAGAAGATTATAAGATGGACAACTTTCAAATAGAGGAAGATTTTGTATGAAAATCAAATGGACTTCAGTATTTACTTTTGATGTATATTTTTATGACGGTTGGGAAAATTGCGTAAGATTTCGCATATTAGATGGGGCTTTAATCCCTTGTAAAAAATATGGAAAAATACCTGACAATTTCATGCAATTAACCGAAAATCGCTGCAAATCACGGAAATTACAGCCTAAACACAGCGTTTAAACACTCTTTGTGTGGGTATAGGGAACCTGAGTTTTATGTTGTATTTTTACAACAACCTGTTATAATAGTGTTGCTTTTTGACAACATAACAAGGCAAGCTTGTCTTGCTATTATAAGGAAATAAAATGAGGTGTTTGGCTTGTGATTGTGAATTATCAGATTTAGAGGCTATTCGTAAAGATAGTCATGGGGTATATGTGGACTTTTGTAACAAGTGTTATCAGTTTACGAAAGACGAAATCACATATATTGAGATTGAAAGAGAATTGCAAGGAATTATAGATGAGTAAGTTTATTCAATTCACACCTTGTGAAAAATGTGGCTCAAGTGATGCAAATGCAGAATATGACGACAGCTATTACTGTTTTTCATGTAATCGCTACACTCCTAAGCTTAGTTTAAAGCGTTTTAAGGCGATAAAAGAGGTTAAGATATGTAATGGTATCACTTTGGACACAAAACTTGCTGGCGGTGCCTTAAAATGGCTCCTAGGGTATGGTTTAACGAGTGATGAGATAGCACAATTCACTTATGCAAGGGAAAGAATTGGAAAATATGGCTTAATGCCCTGCGAGTTACTAGTGCTTTACTCTAGTAACGAGTATTGGTGCGCTAGGAACTTTGGTAAGGGTGCAAAATACCTGACGAGTGGCACAAAACCCTTTTTAAAGTATGGGTTTAATCAAGATGTATTGGTATTTGTCGAGGATATAGTATCGGCTGTTAAGGTTGGACGACAATTTACTGCTGTGCCAATGTTAGGGAGTATGCCCTCGCAAGATGCGGCAAGCCACCTAGAAGGCTACAATAATATCTGCATTTGGAATGATTTTGACAAGGCAAAAGATGCCATTAAAACGGCTAGAAACCTGTCAGAGAGATTAAACAAGAGGGTAAGGGTTGTAATATCCCCTAAAGACCCTAAAGAGTATGACGACAATGCAATAAAAGAGTATATATATAATAATATAATATATTAAATATATATATTATATATTATTAGGGTAACATAGATTTCCTATGTTGTCAATAAGCAAATTCAAGAGGTAAAAAGATGATAGAACATAGCATATTGAAGCTATTTTTAGAGGACAATGATTTATATACTAAATACCACACTTATTTAAAACTAGATTTTATTAAAACCGATTACCCACTACTGTTCAAGCTGTTCAAATCGTTGCCAGCTAAAAGCGTAGGGGAACTTGAAGCCAAATATCTAACATTGTATCCCGTGTTAAAAGATGGTGATAGAAAAGTTATAAGTGAACTGTTGGCTACTGTTGATAAGACCGAGGTTTATACCCAATCAATCGTTGATTATATGCAACAACACTACTCGCAATCCGTTGCTAGTGAATTATCCCTTGTAGCAATTGATGTTGCCGAGGGGCGCAAGAAGGTAGAGGATTTAGCACCTATCATTGATAAACTGGAATTATCGGTTGTTGATGAGATAGAGGAGATAGAGTGGGTAACAACTGACATTGAGGAATTGATGGAAGAAGAAGAATTATCCCTTGGACTGAAGTGGCGTTTAAACGCACTCAACCAATCACTCGGACCACTACGCAAGGGGAATTTCGGACACATCTTTGCCCGTGTGGAAACAGGTAAAACCGCCATGTGGATAAGCGAAGTTACCTTTATGGCAGAACAGGTAGAACAACCAATTCTCATATTTTTCAATGAGGAGGGTGGCAAGGATATTGTGTGGCGAATGTATTCTGCTGTTACAGGTTTCACCTACATGGAATTGAGTAACAACATCAAGAAGGCTAAAGCCATTTGGGATGAGAAAATTGGCGATAAGATTAAATTCATTGACCAACCCTCGCTTGTTGAACGCAAGACAATGGAAAAGCTGATAGAGCAAGTGCAGCCCTCGCTAATTATCATTGACAACATGGACAAAGTTAAGGGATTTGTTGGTGATAGGAAAGATTTGGTATTGCATGAGATTTACAAGTGGGGGCGAGATATTGCTAAGACCTATTGCCCTGTAATAAGTGTTGGACAAGCGGAC